AAACCGGGCGCGGGTCGCTCTTTCTTCAAACACCTGTTTGAATATGAACGGTAACGAACCGCATTTTTCCGGTTCGAACCGAGATCAAAACCCAGTTCAAACCAAACCATGAAAAATAATCTGCTCGAAATTAATTGCGCTCACGATTGCCAGTGGCGCGTCGAGGAATTAAAACCGAACCCGCGCAACCCGAACCACCACCCGCCCGAACAGCTCAAGGCCCTCGCCAAAATTATTACGCATCAAGGTTGGCGGGCGCCGATCGTGGTGAGCAATCAATCGGGTTTCATTGTCAACGGCCACGGCCGTTATGAGGTGGCCTTGATTCTTGGCGTGGAATCGGTGCCGGTAAATTTTCAAGATTTCAAAACCGAGGCCGATGAATGGGCGCACCTGATTGCCGACAACCGGCTGGCCGAGCTGGCCGAAATGAATCAAAGCGACTTGGCGAACCTGTTGATTGAACTCGACACCGGCGCCATGGATTTGACCTTGACCGGGTACGATGAAAAGGCGCTGGCCCGGATGGTTGACCAGTTTGAAACCGACGACGACAACAAGCCAGAAACCGAAATGACGTGCCCAAAATGCGGCCACCAATGGGGCCCCAAATAAATGGCAGCCAATCAGGAAATCACGGCCAAGCAAGCCGCGCTAATTCAGCGCAAAAACCTTGAAAACATCGTGCGCAAAGTGAGCGCCGGCAAGGTACTGAGCAAGCGCGAGCTGGATTTGCTCGACACGATAGCCGCTACTCAGGCCGAAAAGCCAACCACGAAAAAGCCAAGAAGCTGGTCGGCCTTGGCCAAGGTTTTAGGCGTGAGCAGAAAGACGGTGTGGGATTTGCGCGACCATCACGGCGGCCCGGCCACCATGGAGGTGAAGGCGTGGCAGGAATTCTTGCAAAAACGAGCTGACGAAAACCCGCACCACACAAACGCCGAGCACCAGAGCGATGAAATGAAAGCCCTGCGCACGAAGCTCCTCCGGGCGCAAGCCGGCAAAGAGGAAGCCCAGCGCAAACTAAAAGAGCTTGAATATGAACGCGCACAGGCCGGGCTTGTGCCCATGGCGGAGGCCAAGGCGACAATCAAAAAGGTGCTGGCGCCGCTCCGGGCTTTACTCGACGCCCACCCGAAAGCGGTGGCAATTCAGGCAAACCCAACCGACCCACAACAGGCCGAGGCCGCGGTGCGTGAAGGGCTTCACAAAATTTTTGCAATGATGGAGAAAAACAAAAAGGCCGACCATTAAACCGCTGGATTTATACGGCTGGGCGTTTTTCGATGGCGTTGAGGTTTTAACCGTTCACGAATGGGCCACCAGCAATGTGGAATTGTCGCCACGCATTACCGAGCAGCCGGGCCCCTATTCGACACGGTTACATCCATATGTTGACGAAATTCTGGAGGCCGTCGCCGACCCCTACGTAAAACGCGTTTCGCTTTGCTGGGGATCGCAGACCGCGAAGACCACCACTTTTTACGTGATGCTCGGCCACGTGATCGACCGCGAGCCGCGGGCAATTCTTTGGGTGTTTCCCAATCTGGCCTTGTGCAAAGCGTTCAGCTCGGAGCGTTGGCAGCCATTCTGCCGGGAATCAAAAGCGCTGCTGAAACACCTCCCGCGATACATGGACGGGACAATTGACGAAGACCGGTTCAGCTTAACCAAACAGGAATTTGCGCGGTGCACCATGAATTTGGTCGGCGCCGGCTCCGCGGCGAACGTGCGCAGCTACCCGGTCAGCGTCTTGGTGCTGGATGAAATTGACGTGATTGACGAGCGGACGCGCCGGGAATGTATGGACCGAATCAAGGGCAAGCATGATTACAAGGTTTTGCAAAGCTCCACGCCGGTGATGGTCCACGGCGGCATCTGGGAAGAATTCCAACTGGGCGACCGCCGCCGGTACATGATGCCCTGCCCCCATTGCTCGAAGCCGATGATATTCAGGCTCAAGGATGACGAGGGCGAGTTAAATATCAAGTGGGACAAAAAAGCCAATCTTGCGGCCAATGAATTTGACCTTGGCGTGGTTCAAAAATCTGCGTTTTACGTTTGCGAAAAGTGCGGCGGCAAAATTCTGGACGGGCACAAAACCAAAATGTTGCGCGATGGAAATTGGGAGGCAACCAGTTCAAGCAGCGAGCTGGGTTTCCATTCGTATCATCTCAATTCCATATATTCGCCCGTGATCACATTCGGCCGGGTGGCCCTTGAATACCTGAAAGCCAAGGCGGCGCCGGGGGCAATGGGCGCCTTTGTCAATGGGTGGCTGGCCGAACCCTACAACCCAGACGAGGGCTCAATTGACCCCGAAAAATTTAAGATCGTGGAACAAAAATATAAACGCGGCACGATCAAGGGCGACTACCGCATCATCGGGGTGGACGTTCAACGCTCGATTTTTTTCTGGGTCATCCGTGGATTTGACCGGGACGGCAAAAGCTGGTTAGTTGACCACGGCACCGCGCCGGCCTTTGATGACCTGACCGCCGTTGCCCAAACATACGAATGCGCTTACGGGATTATTGACACGGGATACCGCACCCAAGAAATCTACGAGGAAATCCACGCCCGGCGCCCGTTCTGGTTTGGGGCCAAAGGCTGGGAGCGATTGCCCCACCCCTACAAAATGACGGGCGTTGATCCATTCAGCCCGGTCAAGCAGGGCAAGGTGAAAAAAGCGGTCATCAATCTGCTGAATATAAATAAAGACGTGTGGCAGGGTGAACTTTTGAAGCGGCGCAACGGCACTAACCTGAACTGGTTCACCTACAAAGACACCGATGCCGAATATGTTCGGCAAATGCTTTCGACCAATCACATCGAACGCACCGACCGCAGGGGCAAAGTCAAATGGGAATGGGTTGTCGAGGGCCACAAACAAGATCATTATTGGGATTGCGAAACCTACATTTTGACGCTTTCGCACGTGTTTGGCCTTGGGGGCGCCGTCATCAGAAAGGGCAAAGACTTGGCCGACACCGACAAGGCCAAACCCGCGCAAAAAAACCCCCGCGCAAAAAAACCGTCCATTTGGTAGACACCGGGCCCTTTAGTAGATGGGCACCAATAAAAAATTAGCTTTGTGGTTCGACCTGACCGCCGCGGGTTTTTTCTGTTTCCTGATCTATAAACTTTTGAAGGTTAATTGATGCCCGTTTCTCCAAAACTCTCAGTCTCTCCCGCTCAATTTGACGCCTACCTGTTGGCCCTAAAACGAAAGATGGGCCGCAAAACCACTTGGGAAACACTAATTAAGGGCGAGGCCGTTTCAATTCTGTCGGCCGCGGCTGGATTTACACAACGCGCCAAGGCGGCAGACATTAGGAAAAAATACAAAATCAAGGCCCGAACTAAAAAACTCAGCGCTGGCGGTAGAACGCCGCAAAGTGAAAAGTTAGTGCCCTTTATACCGCTGGAAAAAGGCGGCAAAAAATACTACACTAAAAATTATTACCCGCAAAAGGTTTGGGACCGCCTCAAAGCTCGCATGAAATTTTACGAGGACCGGGCAGTCGCCCGCATTTTTTCAGGCAAAGCGACATGGTATTTATGTGCAAAAAAAGCGGGAATCAGAAGTGCTCAACTTTCAAAATTCAAGGCGGCCGGGTCGATGAATAAAGCAATTGCCGCACAGGCCGGGTCGTATAAATCCAACAGCACCGAAAACGGCACCCCCCGCGGCACCGGCTCAAAATACGCAATCGAGATTTTTAACGGGGCTGATTGCTGCCTTAACGAGCACGCCAAGGGCCGGGGTGCAATAAAGCGGGCAATCAAAGGCCGCCTCCAGTTTTTTCAACAAAACAACCGGCGAGGCGTTTTCAAAAGCGCACAGGAAACGGCAAAAAAATACCCCGGTATTTTGGTCAAATAACCCCCAAAGGTTGACACCGGGCCCATTTATAGAGATGGCCGAACGTACAAGCCAAGCCACGCTAATTACGCTGCGCGATAATTTAGTCACGGCCTACACCAATATAAGCAGCAACGCAACCGCGTCCTATAGCATGGGTGACCGCACCTTTACCTATGCCAACCGGGCCGACTTGTGGAAGGAAATCCAAACCCTTGAAACGCAAATTTTGGCACGCTCCACCACCTACAAAGCCTATGGCAAAAACCGCGTAGATTTCGAGTCATGGAATTGAAAATTTGGAATAGAGCCAAGACGGCGGCGCGTATCCTGTTCGGGTATGACGCGGTGCGGTCTAACCGCTACAGAAAGGCAAAGGGCTTTCATCCTATCCGCGACGAAAACGTCGAACTGCCGCCCTATGACCGTGACCAACTGGTCGGCAATTTGCTGAACATGAAGCGGAATAATCCCATTGTAAAAAGCATTTCACGGCTGAAACGCACTGACGTGGTGGGGTCTGGGATCGTGCCCCAGCCGGCGACGGCCGCCGAGGATTTCAACGAGCAACTGCTCGACCTTTGGCACGCATGGGCCGAGGCGCCTGAAGTCACCCACATGATGAACATGAAGGCGGTGCAACAGGAAATCGTTGACGCGCCGCTTTTCTTTGGTGACATCGGGATTTTATACGGCTCAAACGGCCAGCTTCAAATTTTCGAGGGTAGCCGCATTGGGTCGCCCATGGGGATCACGGGTTTCAATGAGGATGACCCCGACAAAAACGGCGTGATTGTTGACGACTACGGGCGCCCCCTTGAATACATGGTCGGCCGCCGGGTCAATGGCGTGCTGACCGACGTGACCAACGTGCCGGCCGCTGACTTTACTTTGTACATGAAGCGCCAGCGCCCAAGCCAGTGGCGCGGCGTTCCTACTCTCGCCCCTTGCGTGAATACGCTCATGGACGTGAGTGAATACGAGGAAATTGAAATGATCGCCGCCAAGGTCGCGGCATCATTGTCAGCGGTTATCAAGCGCGAGGGCGCCGTCAATTTCGAGCTGGCCAACCGCGAGGCCGACGGCGATCAGGACACCGTGGGCCGGCTGGAGAATTTCGAGCCGGGAACATTCCACTACCTAGAGCCGGGCGAGGATGTGTCCACGATTGCGGCCAACGGGCGCCCGAATGTCAACGGCATTGAGTGGCTTGCCTTTGAATTGCGCAAGGTGGGCGCGGCGATCGGCATACCTTACGAATTTTTACTGGGCGACATCGGCGGCAGTTCGTTCAGCGCCTCGCAGGGCGTCGTCATGCAATATCAGGCCCAAGTGGAAGAGGAGCAAAATTGCATCATTGAATTGATGAAAAAAATCTATCGGTGGCGCGTGGGCAAATGGGTGGCTGATGGTGAACTTTCGGTGCCCCCTGAAGTGGATGACCCCTTTCAGGTCCGCTTTCAGCCGCCGCGCTTTCGCTGGATCAACCGCAGCAGTCAGGTCGAATCAGACATGAAATATGTGGCCCTTGGGGCCATGAGCCTTGACGACGTGGCCAGCAGTTTCGGCGATTCAGCCCTGAACATTATGCGACGCAAGGCGCAAAACATCGCCGACGCCAAACAGGTTGCCGAAGAATTCGGCGTTGACGATTACCGCGAGCTATTCAATCAGATTCAAACCAACGCCAGCGCGAATTTTGCGGAGCTGTTGGCAATGTCACCGGGCGCCGCACCTGAAGCCGAAGAAACAACCAACCAAAACAAACCATGAGAAAAAAATTCTGGGACTACATCGAAAACCCAAGCGAAAAGAAAAAAGCCAAGTTGACAACAGAAGAGCAACGGTATGCCGAGCGCCTCAAAAAAGCCAAGGACGGAAAGCCCAGCGCGGCGCCAGAGACACCGAAGCCGAAAGGGAAATAATGGAAGCAACGGAACTTGCAACGACGCGCAATAAAGCTGGCGCAACCAAGGCGGCCAAGCTAATCGCGGCCGGTAAAATCACCGAGTCTGGAAAATGGAAAGGCCCGTCGAATGCCGCCCAAGATAAATATATTGAGGCGAACGGCTGGGCCAAATACGGCGCTTTCCATCTTGGCCAAGACAAGGACTTCCCGGCGGACACGAAAGCCCACTGGAAATACCCTTTCTCTGCCGATTTCGCCAGCGTTTCACTAAACGGCTTGCGGGCCATTCGCACCCGCGCCGCCCAGACCGAGGAAGATGAAATTTTTGCCACCGCCGGCAAACTGCTCGACGCTGCCAAGGAAAAGGCCGGCGTTGAAGAGGAGGAACTGGCGCCCCGCTGGCTACCCCGTGCGCCGTGGCTACCGGCCGCCCCGCGCCTACCCCGCGCCAAACGGCTCCCACCTGATTACGGTGGCCCCCGTGGCTGGATACCTCGGCGCCGATGGGAGGACGAAACCAATTTTGAAACCATTTGCCTAGAGGCGCAAAGCCCGTCGAAAGTTGACCGGGAAAACGGAGTTATTGAGGGCATCTCAATCCTGACCACCGGCGAGGCAAAAGGTCATCAAATGATGATCAGCCAAAAAACTCTGGAGTCATCAATCACGTTGATGCTCGGCAAGGCTATCCCGGCTTACTTGAGCCACGCGGGCGCCAGCGGCGACCGGCTGCTCACTGAGGCCGGTTACTTTTCGGGTTTCTACCGCGACAAGGACCGCATAAGGGCCTCGCGCTTTACGGCTTTAGAGAGTTTCAAAAAATACGACCGCGAAAAATTCGAGCGGCTTTTCGAAATTGCCGAGGTGGCGCCCGAAACCTTTGGCGTCTCAATCGTTTTCGAGGGTCAACTATTCTGGGAAATGTCTGACGGCACCGAGCGCACCATGGAGGTGGGACTAGATGCGCCAGAAAATGCCCGGTTCGATCTTCCCACCGTGCGACCCCTAAAAATAACCAGTGCCGATTTTGTTGATACACCCGCCGCAAATGGCGCGTTGTTCAGTAAGGTTGACACCCAGCCTATTAATAGAGATATGAACACAGGAAACCTAGAACTTGAAACGCTCGCCATGGAGCTAGAGCGAGCCTCTAACGAATCAGCCTCAAGCCGTCACGCGACAGACGACCGCTTCAAGACACCCACGCCGCCCGCGCCTGAACCTGAACCTGAACCCGCAAAGAAAAAGGCCAAAAAGAAAAAGGCCCTTGCCGAGCAGGATGAGGAAGACAAAAAAGACGAGGAGCGTGGGGAAGAGGAAGAAATTGCCGAAAAGGAACAAGGCGATGAGGAGCCTGTTGATGACGAGGAAAAAGAAGATGCCGACAAGCTCGCGGAAGATGACCCCGAAAAGAAGCCTGAAGACGAGGAGCCTGAAGACGAGGAGCCTGAAGAGGAGGAAGAAATGGAGGAGCCAGAGGACGAATATCAGGAAAAAATGCGGGCTGCCGTAGAGGAAGTTTACAGCCACATGGAAAACGCCCTAAACCGATTACGTGAAGTGATGGACATGACCGGCGTGCCTGATACCCGGAAAGAGGAAGCCGAGGAAATGGGCGAAATAGCCGAGCTGCGGGCCCGCGTCGATGAACTCACCAAACTCCACGCCGGCACGGCCCCGATCAAGGAACCAACCGCCGCGGCTTTCGGTAGCGTCAAGGACGCAAAAAAACATCTCATCGAAAAGCATTTAGAACTCCACCCCGGTGACACCCGCTCGACGGCTGTTCTGGCGGTGGCAAAGAAAAACCCGGAATTATTCCAACAAAACTAAAGAGAAAAAAATGGGATCAACAACAAATCAAGCCAGCGGCCGCAGCTTCCAAGCAACTGCCGTGGCTATCTCCGCATATAGTCTAGTCACACTAGACTCAAGCGGCACCATCGCCGCATCTGGCGACAATGCCACCGAGCAAATTATAGGTGTGACAACAGAGGACGTGGCCGCATCAGCATGGGGCAACGTCCAATTATTGAACGCCGGCGGCACCATTCAAGTGCTGGCTGGAGGTGACACAATCGCCGTCGCAGACACGTGCTATGTGGACGGAACAGGCAAGATAGGCACGGATTCGTCAAATACTAAAATAGGTGTTGCCGTTCAGGCATCTTCCACCGATGGCGACGTCATCGAGTTAATACCTCACCAAACATTCTTAGCATAATAAAAAATCATGAGTGTATTTTCATCAGCATCAGCAAGTTTTAACCCGATAATTAATGAGGCCGTCAACGAGGTTGACCGTCAGGAATTTGTCGGCACACGCATTTTACCGGTCCAAGGGTCTGACTCTCAAACGGGTAAATATGTTTTAATCAAGTCAAACCAGTTTGACAATGACGTCAGCAAACCACGCGCACCCGGCAGCAACTTTGCCAGCGCATCGGGGGAATACGAGAGCGCAAGTTTTGAGTGCATCGAGTATGGCGTAGAGAATAGCCTAGATGATCTAGACATCGCAAACGCCCAGACCGACGCCCTGCTTGACATCGCCACAGTTGCCGCAAATCAACTTGCCGATGATCTAATGGTGGGCCACGAGCTACGGACTGCCACCGCATTGAGCGGCTCAGGATTCAACAGCACGGCCGCCACCGCGGCCATGAGTGCCGCGAGCACGGCAACGCCGATTCTGGACATAAATAACGCAGTTATGCGCATAAACGCCAACGGCATTTTTAAGGGAATTCATCTCATTATTGAGGCGAGTCTATATCAAGAAATGCTCCAGACCGATGACATGAGGAACCTCATAAATGGATCGGGAACAATGGCATGGGCAACCGATCAGGTGGCCAGAGTGCTCGGCGTTGATGATGTCGTGATCTGTAAAAGCCAATATAATACCGCGGTGAAAGGCCAAACGGCCAGCCGTTCTAAAGTATGGCCCACCACAAGCTACTACGTTGCCAGCCTTGCAAATGGACCGTTTAGCAATGGCGGCATTGGCCGAACTCTCGCCTACAACGCTAGAGGCGGCCAGTTCGTCAGTGAGACATATCGCACCGAGCAGCCACCGGCCAGCGTGGTGCGTGTCCGAAATTGCGTGGATGAGATTATCATCAACAGCAATGCCGGCGAGATTATTAGCGGTGCATAATTAGCCAAGGGGTGAAGGAACCGCCGCCCCCGGCCACGCGTAGCGCATCGTGGTCGGGGGGTTTTTTTAATTATGGCCAGTTACAGCACAGCCCAGCTTTCGGCAGACTTGGATTTTGCAAACCTAGATTGTCAAGTGACCTTGGTGACGGTGCTGCCCACCAGCTCGGTGGGGGTGGAATTCACCGCGTCCAAGCAGGAACTAACGCAGCGGTTTATGGTGGAAATGAACGGCCGCGAGGAAATGGTCGATCAAAAATTTTACATCAACCAAAACGGATTGAGCACGGTGCCGAGTAAAGGGTGGGTGCTTTCCACCGGGGGCCGAAGCTATAAGGTATGGGAAACAGACGTTGGCGCCGCCGGCGTGCTCCTCAAGCTCTCTTGCGTTTCACAATATCAATCGACGCCCTGACCCATGGCTGCCACCGACCTTAACGACCTTAACAATTTCGAATATCACTTTGAAACGGCGGCGGTGACGTTTCTCAATACTGACGTAGGCATTACCGTCACCCGCACGGTGGTCGAGGATACACTCAACACCCCGCGGATCGAGGTACAACTCATGATGGAGGGGTCAAACGAGCCAGTGGCGCCCCGCAACGGTGGGGCCTCAAGCTCTACGCTAGATTATCGCTCATTCGGCGCAACATTCATTGCAAAGCTGGTGACTGATAACGCGACCGGGGGCGCCCCCGATCATGCGACCTATTGCGCAAAAATGCGCACGGCATTGATGCACAGCGCGGACAATTGGGACGCCACAACGCTGGAATATTACGGCGTAAAATACCTCAAACCAGAGGCGGCCGATTACGAGGTAGACGGTGATATGAATATCACGCAGCTATCCTACACCATAATTTTTGAAATACGCGACGACGCTTGGCCGGCATAAGGTTGACACCGGGCCCATTTATAGAAGGCGGCAACGACCGTCACGGCACTAAACGCCGAGCAAACTCAGCTAAAGGAAAACGAAAAAATGGCCATTACACAAGACGGAACCCAAAGTTTTGGGATTCAAGACTCACCAGTTACAATTAACTCCATCACCTACGTGGTGGAATCAATGTCATTCACCTACGGCGCCAACCGCGTGGATTTGAACGACTCAAACGGCGAACCTCTGGGCACTGTATTGATCCCCAACCGCGTCGAGGGATCGGCAACTTTGCAATATTCCACAGACTCATCGGCGACCGCACCCAATCCGAGCATTGGACACGAGATTGTAACATCAACCACGAACGCCCGCAATAATAGCACTTACGTCATAACCGAGGTGGGCGACGCCCAGAGCCAAGGTGATTATGCGAAATGCAGCGTTTCATTTTACGAGAAAATTAACTAATGGCCCAAACGGCCGCCGAGGTTTGGGAGGAATTCAAACCGAAGCTGGCCGCGGCGCGGGAGCAAGACAGGGCAAACGTCGCCTTGTCTTTTCTTCCGATTATAATACCGCTGGGCCGGTTTGATATTGCACCCCTGACGATTGAAAGGCTGCTTTGGCTGGAGCAAGTCAAGAGCCCTTTCGTGACCGGGCGCCAGCCTGAACGCATGGACGTGCTGGCCTTTCTCTGGATAAACTCGCCCAAATTTCGGGTGGGCAATAAATACGGCAAACGCTTCTGCCTGAATCATTGCATGATCCGCTGGCGAAAGTACGCCGTCAAAATTGCTGAGTACATGGAGAGCATTGCCGAGCAACTGGGCGCCGATGATAACGGCGTGCTTGAATCGAACTGGCTGCCTCAAATGGTGGACGCATTCGCGTCTCAATATCATTGGACGGCCGCCGACATTCTTCAAATGCCCGTTGAGCGTGCTTCCCTGCTTTCGTCGGCCATGTCTGCCCGCGTTTCAGAAAAGACTAACCCGGATTTTTCACCCGAAGCTGACAAAACACGTCACGAAATGCTGAAAGCAATCACGGAGGCCAATAAGAATGGCGGGTAAAGTAGCAATTACAGCTCTAATCGGGGTTAACAGCTCGGCCATGGTTCGGGGCTTAAAAACTGCCGGGAAAAAAATGCGGGCGTGGGCAAAGGCGACCATGGCGCGAATGGCCGCCATTGCCAAAGCGGGTATGCTACTCGCCGGCGCCGCGTTCGCCATTTTCGCCGTCAAAGGGGTCAAGGCATTTGCCCAGCTAGAAAAAGGAATGGGAGAGGTTTTCACCTTATTGCCCGGAATTTCCGAAGCGGCCATGGCAGATATGGAATCACAGGTCTTGCAATTAGCGCAAAAAATGGGGGTGATTCCCGAGGAGATTGTGCCCGCTCTTTATTCGGCGTTATCGGCCGGCGTGCCGGCTGATAATGTTTTTCAGTTTTTAGAATCAGCGGTGAAAGCAAGCAAGGCTGGGGTGGTCGATCTAAATACTGCGGTGGATGCCCTTTCAACCGTGGTGAACACTTACGGCAGTGAAAATATTACCGCTGCCCGCGCTGCTGACATCATGTTTGAAGCGGTGAAGATGGGCAAAACCACTTTTGGGGAAATGGCCTCGACGATGTATAACGTCCTGCCGATTGCTAATGCCGCAAATGTATCGTTTGAGGATTTGTCCTCTGCCGTCGCCACGATGACATCGAAGGGCACCCCCACCGCCCAAGTGATGACGCAGCTCAAGGCAGCAATTCAATCCATCATTGCGCCATCCACGCGGAGCCAAAAGAAATTTGCCGAGCTGGGACTTGACGCGAGAGAGTTGGCCAAAGTTGTGGCAGGGCCGGGTGGACTTGTGAAAGCCATGAATATGATTGTCGAGGCCGCTAATGGCGACATGATTACCCTGCGCAAGTTGCTTGGCTCAGTGGAAGCAATCAGCGCGGTGCTCACTCTCACAGGCGACAAGGGCAAACAGTTTAATGCGGTTTTGGAAGGGATGTCCACGACCACCGGCCAAGCGACGACCGCCTTCAACATGATGGACAAAGGGCTTGCCCGATCTTGGGAAAAGATCACCGCCAACGCAAAAGTCGCAATGATAAAATTTGGCAAAGCCTTGGCGCCCCTTATTGAAAAAGTGACGCCGGCGATTCAAAAGGTGATTGCCGCCATTGGTTCAATTGATTGGGCTGGAATAATAAACGGGTTTGCGCGGGTGTGGGTAATTGGAATCAAACCGCTTTTTGATCAGTTGACAAAGGTGCTTTCAAGTCTCCCATGGGGCAATCTATTGACCACGCTTCTGCCGGTTGCAACTGTCATCGTGAAGACCATCCAGAATCTAATCAAGATCGCCATTGGTTTGGCCCCGGCCATCGTGCCGGGCATCGCCCTGCTGGGAAATTTGTTTATTATTATNTATAAAAACTTTTTCCTAATGGTGGCGCTAGTGGCAAAGCTGGCGCCTACCCTCGGCCAAATCTTCAAAAATGTTTGGGAAATTGCCCGCACCGCATTTCTGTTTTTCTTATGGCCGACACAGAAAAATTTTGAAGCGTTTATGACTTTTACGAAAACCAAGCTGAAGGAGATTTGGAAAAATTTCAAGGCATTGGGAAAAGATTTGAAAAGCGTCGCAATGACTGTTTTCAACGAAATTAAAAAAATCGTTGTGCCCATAATTATGGCAATGTTTGGGGAATTGATTAGGGCCGGCGCAAAGTGGCTGAAGCAATTCCCCGGCTTCACTGAAGCCGCGGAGGGACTCGCAGAAATGTGGGAGAGTGTCAAAACCTCATTGAAAGCAGCATGGGACATTCTGAGGCCAGCCTTTACGCTATTTATGGAGGAGATGCTCTCCGCCACCGACTCCGCCGCGCCATTAAAGGAAGCTCTGAGCGAATTGGCGGTCGCCCTAGTAAAACTATTTATTGAATTCATGAAACTTGGCGCCGCGCTTGGTACATTTCTCGGCACGCTCGCTGAATGCGCGGCCCTTATGTTTGGGCTTTCATTAAACGGTACAACCGCTGGAAAGGAACTGAGTGCCTTGGGATCGGTGGTCTTCTTTCTCCTGAAAGGGCTGACGGTTTTTGTCAACGTGCTTGCAATGATTTTCAACGGCTGGGCAAAAATTTTCGAGCAATTGAACAGACTAAAGCCGGTCCTCAAAGCCTTGGCAGTCATCATTGGTTTACTATACAAGGCATGGCAATTTGCGGTCGGCAAAATCTTTGATGGAGTGAAGGCGCTTTGGAACTTTTGGAAGGAAAAACTTGGATCACTAGCCGAGCTATTCGTGACGGCGTTTTATAAAATCACCAACACAGTCAAGGACTCGTGGGCGAAACTCAAAGAAGTATTTCAAGCCCTCAAGGATTTTGTATTTCACATTTTATTTGGCGGCACTATCACCAAGGATTTCAAAAAAGCATTTGATTACATTCGAGAGGTGGTCATGGAGGTGCTTGATAAAATCCAGAGCATTTTTGAAACCGTATTTGATGGGATCAAAATGGGCATTGACGGCGTGTCAAATGCGTTCAAGTCAATGGGGGATTTTGTTTCTAAAATCTTTGACAAAATTTTGAGCCTTGGCAGCAAACTCAAGGACTTGGTTGGCGGGTTAATGAAGGGGGTCGGCGGTGCGCTTGGCGGCATCTTCAACAAATTAACCGGCGGCGGTGGCGGCGGTGGCGGTAGTGGTAGCGCCGGCCGGCGCCCGCACAGTGGCGGTGGTGGCGGTATTACAGCGGGCGCCCTCAATACATCACTGAAACCGATCGTGGAAAAACTCACGTCAATGGATGGGTCATTGAAGTCAATTGACAGAACCCTTAAAGGCAAATTTGTAAACCAATAAAATCATGGCAAGAACATTCGACGCACCCAGCACTGATTTTCAAGATGCCGCAAAAATCGGCACTACCACTTTTCAGTATCCACAATTTGCTATCGGTGGATTCGGCCTTTATAAAATCGGCTACACGTTTGTTATCAACCGCGATGACTTCTACCTGACGGGATTGAATACAGTTGATCCGGACTATTCAGGAATGTTTTTGATCGAGGAAACGGTGCCAACCGACATCGGCGGCGGGCTTGTTCAGTGGCAAAGGTGGTATGGGACTGTTCCCGGTGATTATTCAACTTACAGTTATGAGGCGGTGACATTCCCCGGCTACTATGACAGCTACGATACTGATTCAAATTTTAGACCACCCTACACTCTGATTGTGCCGGTTGAGGTACGCCACGAATTTCTGAAAACTAATGACCCGGTTACAGATTTCGTGATGTACGCTTACGAACAAAAGGAACTATATATGAATGCGCGTGGTGAATATGTCGATTATGTCGATGATAACACCACGGTGCAACCTGTTGGCGGCTCACGAACATACACTGAATATACGGACATGGTGACGGCTGGCGATTTGATCTATGTACGCGAACCAATCGGCCGGAGGTGTTATGGCGTGGGCAACATTTGGGAGCGTGTTTCATACCGTACCCCAGCTTTGTAAATGAGCGAAATCATTACAGCAGACGGCAAGGGGTCGGTTTCAAATTCAGCCTATCAGTTTGGCGGCAATTTCAATAAAGGCAGTACGCCCACCTTGCTTGATTCCGCGGAAGCGAAGCGTGTTCGGGCATTCATTGAAAACATCGTTTTTCGGTCCACCTACAAAATCAATTCAGGTGGCCCACCCGCTAACAAATTCGCTTTAGATTTGGGGACTGACGGCCAAGCTCAGTGGTTGCTTGATTTACAAACGGCACTTGAATATGACACTGACCCAAAGCTGGGCGCTGACCTTGAGCTGGATTCATTTTCAATTCGGGCACGCAAAGAGCTGAGTTGGTATTATCAATTTGGCGATGAAGGGTTTGTGGTGATGCCGCAAAATGCCCCGGCTGACACGGCGGCAGGATTGACTTCAACGGTGAAGCTGGGCGGCTGGACCGGCGGCGGCGCGGTTTATGTCGGTTTCAAAGCGCCGGCTGCTAGCTCAATCACAACTATAATCTGGGAGCTACCCGGAGAGGACGGGACCGCTGACCAAATTCTGTCAACGGATGGGTCTGGGGTTTTATCTTGGGCTGACCGCGGCGTGGATGAGATTGATGTGTCGGGTGGAACCACGGGCATGGTTTTCACCGGCGGCCCGATTACAGACAGCGGCACCATTACGATGAGCGGGGTGCTAGAGGCGGACAATGGTGGCACCGGGCTGGATACGTATGACGAAGGGGATATTATTTATGCCGGCACCTCCACCACAATTTTGGAAAAGCTCAACATTGGCATAGGCGGTGAAGCGTTGCTTGTCGGTGCTGGAGGTGTACCGGAGTGGGGGGATAATGGCGTGCTGTCTGTAACCGTCACAGGCGGCACGGCAATCACCACAACGGGTGGCCCGATTACAAGCGCAAGCCCCGGCGGAATCACCGTCAATCTGGATGACACGGCGGTGACTCCGGGCACTTATGGGGATGATTCCAATGTGGCGCAAATCACAGTTGACCAGCAAGGCCGAATCACAGATGTGGTTGACGTAGCCATCGCAGGCGGTGGTGGTGGCGGCATGACTTCTTTTGATTTGGCTGGAGACGGTGGCTCACCTGAAACGGTGAGTGATGGGGACACAGTAACAATCGCCGGGGGCACGGGTCTTTCATCGGTTGCAAGCGCAACGACGACGGTCACTGTCAATCTGGATGACACGGCGGTGACTGCCGGGTCATATACCTCTGCTGACATAACAGTTGATGCGCAAGGCCGAATCACTGATGCCAGTGACGGCTCAGGCGGTGGTGGAGGCATGACGGGGTTTGATCTAGACGGTGACTCCGGGCCCACGCAATCAATCATAGACGCTGCCACGGTGACCATCGCCGGGGGGACCGGGCTTTCATCGGTTGCCAGTTCAACGGACACCGTGACGGTCAATCTGGATGACACGGCGGTGACTGCCGGGTCATATACCTCTGCTGACATAACAGTTGATGCGCAAGGCCGAATCACTGATGCCAGTGACGGCTCAGGCGGTGGTGGAGGCGCCCCGATTGATGCGCAGTATGTTTGCTTGTCAACAAATGGCACGCTGACTGATGAGCGGGTGCTGACCGCAGGCACCAACATCTCGATCACCGATGGTGGCGCCGGGAGCACCGTCACAATCGCAGCAACCGGGGGCACAGGCACGGTGACCAGCATCACAGCGGCGGCAGACTCAGGCTCTGGGACCGCAATCACCGACAGCGGCACATTCACTTTCACGGGTGGCACTAATGTCACGACCAGCGTGAGCGGCACCACGGTCACAATTAATTCGACTGATCAATACACAGGCACGGTGACCAGCGTGGATACCGGCACCGGGTTAACCGGGGGAGCAATTACCGGCACCGGCACCATATCTTTGGCAGACACGGCGGTGACTGCGGGCAGTTATACAAACACCGATCTGACAGTGGACGCGCAGGGCCGAATCACGGCGGCTGCTGATGGCTCCTCAAGTGGTGGGATTGATAGCTTCACGCTTGCGGGGGATTCAGGCAGCAATCAAACGATTGAAGATGCTGACACCGTAACAATCGCAG